GGGAAGCACTGTTGTTAAGAGTAAAAGTGATGTTTTATCGATTAAGATAGAAATGCAATTGCGGACGTTATCATCTAGTTCTTGGATGGTAGTTAGGGCACCGTTTTTCTCTAAGGGCAACATTATGAAGTATGAGTACTTGGAACCTAGTAATATGGTACTCAAGTTTTTTAGATATTTCGATTTGTTTTACTTTAGAACTTTGAAGTTTCTTCAAGGAGGTGTAATTATTACTCCTTTTAAGGATTTACGGCTATCAGACTTGGAAACGCGGGTCTTTAAGAGAGCGGATCTAGGTACAATGATGGTAGCTGGTCTTGATTGGTCTTATAAGGAGGTGCCTCGGTTGGAAGATCTTGTCCTGCGGTACTTATCAATTTCTAATCGTACTTATTCTGGGGATCAGTTTGGTCCCTATACTGTACGTACCGTAGAGAACGCTTATCATGGTGATAAGTATAAGCGTTTGATTTCTAAGTTTACGTTGCCGACCGGTTCTTATAATTTTGATTTTGAAGAGTCAGCAGACCTTAAAAATGGTTTAGATCTTATGTATGATAATTTAGGAACCCGTAAATTTTTTGGAACGGTTAACTTCCGTTATGATTCTGATAAGCTTTATCGGTTTCGTATTCCTCTTAATACGAGTAGTGGTCTGTGGGCCCCTGGTAGTAATGCTCGATATAAGGCGGGTCACTTTGAATATGTCCAGATAGTTATGGGAGTGAAAGCCGATGTAGAGTTTGCGATTAAACATAAGCTGGATCAGGCTTGTAAGAAATTTTTGAACAATATAAAAACGTTTAGTTTTGAGGAGTGTTGTGAGCAGTTAAATGCAGATTTGGGTGATATACCTAACCATATAGTTTTGAAACCAGAAGTAGTCAATGCGTATACAGAATCAGCGTTTACTTATGAGGCGCGTTTAAGAATGCGGTTGAAGTGTCGGGAATTTTTTATTCCACATGCGTTGCAATATCTTGTTTCTATGATAGTGAATGCGTGTCGTACTCAATTAGAAAGAGGTACTTATAATAAAGTGGGTATGAAATGGCACTTTGGCGGGGGAGATAAATATGTTCGTGATATGAAATTGGACAACCCTAATCTCCATCATTATGGTGGAGATTTTAAGGGATTGGACACGAGCATTAAGCAAGGTTTTTTGCATATATTTTCTGCTATGGCGGGAATATATTATGTATTAGATCCAGGACCAGAATCTCAGCTTTATCAAGCCCTCTTAATGTGGACTACGGATAAGTTGTCCGTAAAATTGGTTAGGTTGTTTAAGGATTTTTGGGTAATAATGTCGGGAAAGATGCCATCAGGTGATGCCCAGACCTCAACAGGTAATTCATGGATAGTAGGATTGTTGTTCTTTGCTTATTTAGCTAAAGTCATGCGCGAGAACGTAGGACGAGAGCAGCAAATTAGAAAAGAAATAGAAGATGGTAATTTAATAGCTTCTATTTATGGTGATGATCATGAAATCACTAGTCCTCCTACGATTTCTGATATTGTTAATGAATATGGATTCGCTGATTATGTGGGTTCAATGGGTATGACTATAAAACCTGAATCAATTACAGATACTAAGGGCCTTTCAAAGATTGATCTTAATTATTGGATAACAGAACAAGGTTCGACTTTTTTGCATCGATCATTTATTAAAAGTCGGGAGCCTGAATTACATCCAGGGACGGAGTTTTTACCGTACCGTCCGTTGCATGATTATCCTGTGAAGTTAGGTTTTTATAAAGGAAGAGATTGGATAGATTTGGCTGCTACAACGGTGGGGTTGGCGTATGATAACATGGGTATTAACCCGTCTACGCATGCGCTTTTTCAAGGGATGTATGAGATGTGTGCAACGCAAATCCCTGGTGATGTGGATCAAATTGTTTTTGAAAAGATGTTTGAGAATAGTTCGAATTCTGTACGTAGAAAGTTGATTTATAGATTAGGTTTGTCCCGAAGCAATTTGGTTCCAGGTTTTCCGGATCGAGAGATGCTAATGCAGAGAAACACGTATGATAAGTATGAGCATAAGCAGTTTAAGCGACCGGAAGATTGGAGCGATATGGTGTAGGGAAAAAAAAAAAAAAAAAAACGCGCCAAGAAC